GTTGGTAATTGCATTTTATTATCTGCATGCCAACCAACGCAACGAACACGCACACGACCCATCTTTAATGGGTCTTGTCTATCTTCTACAATTCCAACCCACCAAATAAAGCCGTTTTTACCTGCAAAGTCTTTTGATGATTCTTTATCCATATTAATATTCTAAAATCTGTCTAGCTTGAGCTATACCACTTGATGGTATAAACTCATTAGCTGTTGATGTTGTAGCCACTTCAATAATCGTTTCGTGTTTGTCATATTTAATCAACTGTCTGGAAGCAATAATAATATATTTTCCACTTAAACTTGGGTCTTCGTTAGAATCTCCCTTTTCACGAACCGACATATCTGGTGCCATTACATTTACATTAAAACCTGAAGTCAATTGAAAGTTGCCTGGCATGGCCACTTTAACTCTTTTACCCATTAAGTTTGCTAATATTGCTTTGCGTTGAAATACAAACGCTTCATAATTTTCTATCTTACTTAATGAGAACGGGTCATTTTGTTTTACATAGTTGCTTAGTTGTTGTGCTACACCAAACAAATTAACTGTCTTCTTGGAATCAAATGCTTGTGTGTTTGGTTTGCCATCACGGTCAAAAATCTCCGAAAAGTTTGGAGTTTCATTAGCGTGTTTCATTGTGGTGTAATGGTCACCGTAACTAATATTCTTTTTAGCAATACTTCTGGTCATTGGGTCAAAACCAATAAACTGACCAGCATTAACACCTTCTCGTGTCTTTTTAATGTTATCTGCTTGAGTAATAACTTCATAACCACGAGCACTACTAATTTCAGTCATGGCATTATTGTTGTTTAAGTTTTTAGGTTCAAACTTAATATCCAAAACTTCTGTTTGTGTAAGTAGTGTTGACAACGAAGCAAAGTTATAACCAACCAAGTTTTGAAAGAACATAAAGTTTGGCGCTTGGTTTTGGTCAACTGCTCTTTTAGAAATCCACTCAATTGCTTCCAAAGGTCTTAAATTTGGTATAACAATCTTTTTAACACCTGAAGATATTTCATAGATACCACCCAAATTATTAGATGGCACTTTTAAATAGTCTTCTAAAATCTTTTGCACAGCATATGAGTAAGTGCCTTCATATGACTGATTAATTCTTTTTTGGTCTGAAAACATAAACTCATCTGCTACAAAATGTAACACATAGGTTTCAGTCTGACCATCTGATTTTCTTTCAGATTGTTTATAAATTCTGAAAGCCTTTTTAAAAGTGGCAATATCTGAATTACCATCTTTTGCAATATTGATTAGAATTGATTCTGAGCCATCAAACAACAATTTGCCTGATAATCCAACAGAATCAGTTAGCATGATGTTACCACTCATTACAGGCATTAGCATTGAATCGTAAATATTCAATTCTTCATAGATGGCAGTTACATCTATTGAACCTGCTTTGGTCACAATCACCAGTTCATTTATTTTGAACTGTGTGGACTTATTTACACCAAAACTCATCCTTTAATTACTTTCTTAAATTCTTTTTCAACAAATGGAATAAATTCTGGTTTGAGTAATTTAATAACTCTCTTCTTTTCATTTTCTTCAATTTCATAATCATAATATGTTTGAAATGTTTTTGTGACTGCTACTGATACTGTTTTACCATCATTTAATGTGTAAGAGTTTGTTGTTGCAGCTGTATTAGCATATGTATTTGCATCAATTTGAAGTTTTTCAATTATTTGTGTACCATCTGAGGCCGTTCTTGTCACAACTTTGAAATAAGATTGAACATTAGCATTATTCATCGCCCATGATATACCAGATACCGGTGTTGTGTTGGCTGCACCGTTGGCTGTATATTTCGTATCAATGAAATCAATAATTGTTCTTTGGTCTAAAGGCCAATCAAACTGTGGGTCAATAATATCATTAAACAACAATACAATCCAATGCCTTTCGACATTATCATAATACTTGCGAGCAATAATTTCTGGTGTATCGCTATCTTGAATATTGTATTCATAGAAAGCGGCTGAATTGTCTTTTAGTTTCTGTTCAAAGCCAAACCTTGCAATAATGTTTGTAACTGTATCAACACCAGCTGATTTGTTATCACTTGTATAAAATGTTTTTGGATAGTAATTAAAAAACTTTGCCATATATTACACCTTAGCCTGAGTTGTACCTCTATCTTGTTTAAAGTCAGCCTTAGTGAGGTAAGTTGTTTCTTTAAATGATAGTTGTAAGTTGATAGCAACAGGCATACCAGTTCTACCTAACGATGGTTGATTTTCACCTGGAACTTCATATGCTGAGAATCCATTTGGTGCATAGTTTACATCAATCTTTTCTAATACACAAGTTGAAATTGGTGGAATGTTAGGGTTTTGTGTTCCGCCATAATAGAATTTAATATCAAATTCGGATGGTGGCACCAAGAAACCTTGAGCATCAGAAACTAATTCTGGTGCTTGATGAAACCTAACTCTTTCAATAATTCTTTGAACTTCTAAAGCTTCTCTTTCATCTCTTGGATAAAATGTAAAGTCAAACTGGAATGTTCTAAAGTTTGGAGATTTGTAAATCATTTCAAGCATTGGGTTACGAACTGTTCCCGTAACTGCTGTAAATCCTAAACGACCTGTGTTTTCACCAAGAACCGCACCTGCACCAGAAGCAATAGCTGCAGCTGCTTCGTTACGAACCGATTTACCTATTGAAGCACCAGCAGTAGCTGCACCTTTTGCAAGAGCACCTAGATTATCTTCACCACCTGTGCCACTCTTAAAGGCATCAACAGCAGAACCACCAGCTGCCAATATTTTACCACCTAATTCATTACCAATTGGAATATCATCATAGCCTTGTGAATATGAATAATTCAAAGTATCAGGCATATACAGAGCAATAGCATCTGTGGTTAGTTTTGTTGTTTGTAGAAAACTCTTATTTGTAATCTTCTTAATAGATGTATCAATAATAGCTTGTGTTTGTGCTGAAGAACCACCAAATATAGTACCAGACTGGCCAAATAAATTGTTGATTCCGCCAATTGCACCACCCAAAGCTTTTTGAGCTGCACCAGCAATACCACTTAAAGCACCGCCTGTTGCATTGTTCAATTGACTTATACTACTATTAACTTTGTTAGCGATATCACCAGCAACATAGTTTCCTAAACTGCCAGATTGTGCTGATTTGATTGCACCTTGAATACTTAACTTAGCACCTTCTTGTCTTGCAAAGTTAGCCTTATCAAAAGATGCGTCTCCGCCAGTTGCTAAATTACCTTTGAATTGGGTTTGTCTTTGTTGGCGGATATAGATAACTAAGTAGTGAGCTTTATCTGCATTACCAACATCTAATGGGTATCGAAAAGTGCTTTTTTCGAATTCGCTGCCAACTAAAGGTGCTAAAGGACCTTTTCTATCAGTTGTGCCTTTGTTAAATGTTATGTCTGAGAAGCCGAATAGAGCCATATGAATTTCCAATAAAATATTAACTAGATACTATTTATGTCATATAAAGGATGGTTCCGACCAAAGAACCCACAAAAATATAAGGGTGATGCTAAAAACATTGTCTACCGTTCCTCTTGGGAATTAAGAGTGATGAAATGGATGGATGATAACCCAAATGTTATTTGGTGGGCATCGGAAGAGTTAGTAATTCGTTACCGTTCTCCTGTTGACCAAAGAATACACCGCTACTTTCCAGATTTTATACTTAGGGTCAAACGGAAAGCAGGTTTGGAGAAGACTTTAGTGATTGAAGTGAAACCGCACTCACAAACTATCAAACCAGTCCAAAAACGCAAAACCAAGAAGTTTATTTCAGAGGCGGCAACATATGCCATCAATCAAGAAAAATGGCGTGCCGCTGATTTGTTTTGCCAGGAACATGGGTGGGAGTTTCTGGTACTAACCGAAAAAGACCTTGGCATTTGAGATAAATAGAAGATGGCAACACAACTAATTGACAGAATTAAAAACTCTTTAGCTAAAGAAGGGCTAAAGGCCGGTTCATCAGCAGCCAGAACTTGGTTGAAAAGTAAAGTGGGAGAACTCAACCCTACTCCAAACAACCTTATGAAAGACCGTAATAGACTGAAAGATTCATCGATTATTGGTAAAATGTATTTTTATTATTATGACCCCAAAACTAAAGACAGTTTACCATACTATGACAGATTTCCTTTGGTTATTCCAATTGAGAAATATAGTGATGGGTTCTTGGGTTTGAATTTACACTACATTCATCCAAAACAAAGAGTTATATTATTAGACAAACTAAGTGTGACTGCTAGTAATAGAGAATATAATGAAAAGACAAAATTAAGGCTAAACTATAACTTTTTAGCCAAAGCATCAAGAGCTTTCGAAGCAACGCCTTGTATTAAACGATATTTGTATAGCCATATCGATTCAAGGTTTTTAGAGATAACTGCTAATGAATGGGACATAGCCTGTTTACTACCAGTTGAAAGTTTTGTTGGTGCTTCAACAAGTAAAGTATATTCAGATTCAAGGAAGAAATTTTAATGTCATTCTCACCTAATGTATTCTTATCAAATATTAGAGCTAAAGATGGTTTAGCTAAACCGTCTAGGTTTGAAGTTGTTCTTCCTATTCCGCCATACATCAATCAATTTGTAGGTAACTCAATTATTGAAAAGATTTTAAATTTTCCAAATTCAATCTTTAATGATGTAAGTGATGCCATTAACACAACATTTGGTCGCCAAGGGCAAAAAGACGAATATTCAAGAACCTCAAACTCTTCATTGTCTCGTTATTTGGCACTACAATGTGAAACTGCGGAACTACCAGGTAAAACATTACAAACAG